TTATCCGCGCTACTGGTCAGTTGACTGGTAGCCCAATCCAAGGCTTCGGCGTCCCACAGGCTCCGACCCTTTCCACTTTGCCAGGCTTTAGGTTGCCGGGTCGTAACCCTGAAAACGCTCAAGTAACAATCAACATGATGGGCGTAGTCGGTGATCGCGCAGCCATCGGACAATACGTTGACGCTGCTCTGCGCCAGTGGCAACGCCGAAGCGGTGGACGCTAATGCCATACCCGGTCCCTGTTGTCGAGATTGCGTTTACAGACGGCCCGTATGTGGTGTCGCCCACTTGGACTGACGTGACCGCCTATGTGCGTGGTATGGACATTTCTCGAGGCGTCCCCGACGACTGGACTTTGCAGGCTGACGGTTCTGCGACGGTGACCCTGTCTAACCGTGATCGACGCTTTGACCCGTTCAACACGACAGGACCGTACTACGGCAATTTGCTCCCGCGCCGTCAAATCCGTATACGCGCCACCCACGCAAGCACCACCTACGACGTGTTCCGTGGCTTTATCGCCGGGTGGCCACCCGAGTGGACCGACGCAGGCACCGACTCAACTGTCACCTTGTTCTGCTTTGACGCTTTGCAGCTGCTTGGCTCATCGTCGGTACCTGCCGACTGGTCACGGGATTACATTCTCAGCCAGTCGCCACGGCACTACTACCCCTGCGACGAACCCGTTACCCCGTACACCGGCACTAGCACACTTAAGGATTACGGGTCCATTCCACTAAACATGACAACAACTGCGTCGGCTATAAACGGTGCCGAACTTGCGGCTGGTCTTCCCGGCAACTCAATCCAAGCGTCTGTGTCAAGCGCAGCGTCTTCCGTCTTCGGCCCAATTGCTGCTAACACTAATTTCAGTGTTTCTTTATGGGCTGTTATGGACTCGACTTCCGCTACTACAGGCGGCACCGTCGGCGCGTACGGATGGGCCATCGGCTGGGATCCGAACACAGGGCAATACGTTGTCACTATCCAAGACCAAGCTGCGGGCTTGACCCGAACGTATACATCGTCTAACACTTACGACGGTTCGCAACCCAGTCACGTCACTTTCTCATTCAACGTCACCAGCAAGGCATTAGTCCTAATGGTCGACGGTGTTATCGGTGCGACAACGAGTGCAACGGCCGGAGCCATTATCATCATCATCGGTGAGAATGTTGCCCTAGGTACGGGACAGTTTCAACAAGTGTGCGTCTGGACGGGCCTTATCGCTCAAGCCACAGTGCAGGAAATTATCCGCAGGTCTAAAGCGGTGTTCCCCGAAACCACCAGCGCCCGTTTCGACCGCATCATCGCTGAGACACCCTTCAGCGCGTCCCTAACGAGCGTTCCAGCGTCGCCTGCGTCATCGGTGCTGGACATCACAAACGACGCCCCCACGGCCGTCTCAGAACTAGGCAAAGTTGCCGTGTCGGAATACGCCCCGCTGTTCGTGAACAAGGCTGGCACCGTCACCATGTACAGCCAATCCCAGATCCGCACCCAGACCAACTCCATTGTGTCTCAGCAGACGTACGGTTCGGGCGGGTTGTCTATCGGCACAGAAGTACAGCTGCAGTACGACGGCGATTCAATGCGCAACGTCTCCAATGTGCAGATGAGTGGCGGCGGTGTTTACATCCAGACCAACTCGAGCAGTGTCACCACCTACGGCGAAGCGGAACACTACGTCGAAACACAGGTTGCTTCATTGGCTGACGCTGTAGACATCGCCAACATCGTGAACGGCTGGGGCGGGAATGTATACGCCAAGGCGTCACCGGTGTCGGTTGTGTTGTCGCCTAGCGCGTCTTGGGCTTCGACGCTCGGGCTTGAATTGTTTGAGCGTTTCACGCTGGTTGTCGCACCACCGTCGGGCAACACGATCACCACGCCAATGCTGACGTCTCGTATTGCGCACTCTGTTACGCCTGAGCGTTGGGTGACGACGCTTGAGGGGTCGGCGCGTTGGGCTGCGGTTTTTATTCTTAACCAATCTCGCCTAGGCGGGACAGACCTTTTAGGATGACAGTATGACTTTCCCTGTATTTGCTAGTGGCGACGTGCTGAACGCGTCCGACATGAATGGTGTCGGGTTGTGGCTGGTCAAGACACAGACGGTCGGTTCTGGTGTTTCGAGCGTGACCGTGAATAATGCCTTTTCCGCTGATTACGAAAATTACAAGATTGTTTACTCTGGCGGTCAAAGTTCCGCCGCTGTGAACTTGTATTTACAATTGACAGTAGGAGGCACGGCTTCTACGACTGGTTATTACGGTGTGCTCGTCTGGGGCAACTTAACCACTGCAGTGGTTGCTGGAGCAACAGATAACAACGCTTCGCAATTTTCGTTCGCCGGTGGCGGAGCAGGGGCCAACAACGGCGCAGCGTCAGTAAATGTTGATTTGTTAAATCCGTTTGGAGCAATTCGTACACGCTTACACAATGCACAAACGCTTTACGCAACTGTTTACGGTACCTACACAGGTTTGCACGATGTAGGCACATCCTACGACGGTATCAAGTTGACACCAGCATCTGGGACTATTACAGGAGGAACTATCCGTGTCTACGGCTACCGAAACTAACCGACCCAAAATCCAAATCGACGACGAAATACGCGAAATGACACCCGAGGAAATTGCAGCCCATGAAGCGCTTATCGCTAACACTCCTGCTTTGCCTATCGCTGAGTAGTTGCGCAGACCGCGTACGCGAAAACTGCGACACCACTCAAGCCGACGGCCTACTAGAAAGACGATGCCCATGAAACCAGAAAACCGACTTACCAACGAAGAAATAAAAGCTCGCCTGATACTCATAGTCGGCGTCGCACTCTCATTCTCATTCGTCGCAGCCATCGTGTCGCTGATCTACGGCCTACTGTTCGTCACCCAGCCACTCGAGCAAGCACCCAACGACGCCGAAGCATGGGCAGTGCTGTCACCAATGCTGATGACCCTTGCCGGTGGCCTTATCGGACTTCTTGCGGGCAACGGCCTGAAGGACAAGCCGAAGGACCCGCCAAGTGCCCCGTAAATACCCCTTTTACCCTTCTTGGAACGGCAAAAAAGCCAGCCCTGTGCTTGAGCAGTTCGTGAAAAACATGAAAGCCCGCTGGGGTTTTAGCAACCTTGGCATTTACGCAAACCGCACTATGCGCGGCTCCGAGAACCTGTCAGTGCACGCCACAGGCTGGGCTTGCGACGTTGGCTACACCGACCGCAAGATCGGCGTCGCCGCTTTCGACTGGCTCATTGCCCACACCAAAGAACTACGCATAGCCGAAATTCACGACTACGCCTACAAAGATCCACAGCAGACTAAGGCTTGGGGTCGGGGCTACCGATGCTCACGCGGCGAAGGTGTCAAAGGCATCAAGATCTTCAACTCGGAAGACAACGCTGGCACACCCGGCGGTAAATGGCTCCATGTTGAGATTGAGAACAGCTGGAAATCTGCTGAGGAGTTTCAAGCCGCTTGGAAGGCTATCCCGAAGCCATAAGGACGCTGGCACCGCTTGGATACGGTGACGGCTAGCGGGTGGGGTTGTTGGTTTCTCCCCGGCTCCACCCGCGAACTCGCAAATACTTGACATCGTGTAAACAGTTGTTTACGGTGACGGTGTCGCCAAGGACAAGGAGAAACAATGACAACATTCGATGACCTGCCACTGTTCCGCAACACCGACCCGCAGGGGTCTGTAAACGGAGCGAAGCACATCACACTCAAGCGCGGCTCACAAGCTATGCGCTTACTAGCCATCTACGCCCAGAACCCGATTATGGGTTTGACCGACGAGGAAGCATCGTCGCAGGCTGGCATCCTTCACGGCTGGAAGCGATGCGCCGACCTACGCCGCATGGGCTTCATTGAGGCCACAGGCACAATGCGCCCAACCGTGGCACAAGTAAACGCTATGGTGTGCCGTATCACCCAGCAAGGTCTCGAGGCACTGAAGTGATCCACGCAATCGTCTCATGGGTCGGCTTCGGCATCATCGTGTTTACAACCGTCCTAGTCATCTACGTCGGTATGTCGGGTGAGAAGTGATACCTGTTTACGGCTGGCTTCCGTTATGGTCGGAAGATAAGAAAATACTGGTGCAGGTGTTTACATCTGCGGACGGCCTGATCGAGCGAGTGACAGTCAACCACCGACTGTCGGTGAACTTGCCGTGGGGGCCATCTATTGAGGTTTCAGAGGATTGCTCAAACGAATTATGTGCATAGCACTTATTACCACTGCATTATCGGCAACACCATCCAAGGCGTACGGCGAAGAGCTGGTCATGGATTGGCGGTTCTACCGTCGGCTTGCCATGTGCGAAACAGGCGCAAACGTCAACCACTCCACCAAGTCGTATACATCTATGTACGGCATTTCTCGGGGTGTGTGGCAGGCTTGGTCTAACCGGTCTTCGGCTGCGGGTCTTTCCGCACTTCAACAGGCTCGAGTGGTGGACAACATCGCGTTTGAGGGTCACTGGTCTCGGGGTGTTTACAAGCACCCTGTCGGGCCGTGGGGTTGGGGTGTTGTAAAGTCCAACTGTCGAAACCTACAACAGCTGCTATGCCAGTCAAAGCACCCGCTGGTGCAACGCTGGAAACGTAACTGCAAATAACACAACAAACATTGGGAGAAACAATGAAAACAAGAGTCATCTCGTTCCGTGTTACGGAAGATGAATACAACGCGCTTGTTTACAACGCAAGCACAATCAAATTGAGTGTTGGCGCTTTCGTTTGGGTTTCGCTTCGGGCGACAGTTGAACTGTCTAAACAAGCCTTTGCGAAAGAGCAAAAGCGTCTGGAGAATAAAGCCAAGCGCGTCGCTAAAAAGGCAGCTGCTAATGGCGCTCAGTGACGAACAACTAGCCAAGCGCCTGCTCAACCTAGCCACTGACGCTCACCTGTCAGGCAATTACGTTGCGCACCTATGGCTTAGTCAGGCTGCGGCCCGCATCATGGAACTAGCCAACTGCTGGCACCCGTCAATGGGACACAGCGATGGAGTAAACCTTGGGGAATGGGAAACAGGCAAATGATCGACCCCACCGACTACCGGGTGAAGCACACCATCGTGGGTCTCATTCTTGGCACCCTGAATAAGAGCTGCAGTTGCGACCGTTTACAGATCAGGTGCTCGAGGTGCTACCTGCTCGACTCCGTTGAGGAAACACTGCCAGTGTTCTACTTCGAAGCAAAAAGCATTTACGACCGAGTCATGGAAGCAACACAGGAGTACGACTAATGGGTTTTAACCTTGACGACTACGAGCCAGTAGCGGCGCGTCACGCCCGCTGGCTAGCCGACCACCCGAACGGTCGCACCATCACCCACATGATCAGCGCCCCCGGTGCAGACATCTGCGTCATTCGCGCAGAGCTGTGGCTCGAGGACATTTGCATTGCTACGGGCTACGCCGAGGAAGTGCGCAACGCTGGGAACGTAAATAGAACGAGTCACGTTGAAAACTGCGAGACCAGTGCTGTGGGTCGTGCGTTGGCTAACGCTGGCTACGCAGGCTCCGATGTAAACAAACGGCCGTCCCGTGAGGAGATGTCCAAGGTGCAGCGCATGAGCCAAGGCACCGACGCCCGCATGCCATCTGTGCAGGTCACCCAGCCCGCAGGCACAGCATCCGACAAGCAAATCGGATTCGCTAAGTCACTACTGAAGAAAGCGGGGCATCCTTACCCGCAAGGTCTCGAGTCGATGGACAAGCGTGACATGACGGCGCTAATTGACGCGTTGAAGGCTGGCACTTATGAGCCACCTGTAAACACTGGCGAGGAGCCGTTCTAGTGGTTGACTTTATACAGTTCGTGTGTACCTGCTCGCTGATGTTCATTCTTGGCGTCTGGTTCGGGGGGTCCAATGGGAAACGTAAGTGAACGCATTTGGCAAGACACCGTCGAACACTTAGCAAAGATGAACGGCTGGCTCGTGTTCCACCCGACCCCGCATCAGGTG